GAATTCATCCAACCACAGGCGCCAGGGCCGAGCATAGGTGAGATTGGGCCAGGAGAAGTACCTTGTGGCCAAGCCTGGAGAGAATTCTCGGTGGCACATATCCGCGACGGCAGCCGTAGCCGAAGCGATGGCTCGGTCAATCTGTCGAGAGTTCCTCGCCGACTCTTTGAAGTCGGGCGCAGACATCACGTCTTCACGAGTGCAATACCAGGCTCTCACCACGGACTCCAATCATCTCGAGGCCACTGCCAGCCATCATTCTGGCAATACCTGCCTAGGCCATCAGGAGTCGGCAGCAAAGGTTCGCCGTCTTTAGGGCATGCTTGAGGTGCTCGAGCCTTCTCTTCTTGTCTGATGTCCATTGTATCGTGGACAATTTCGACCAATTCTTCCCAACCCACCTCTTGCACCTCCCCTACTATCTGGCTTTACCCATCGTATCATCAGGTTTTGATCTCGTCACTCACTCCTTTGTATAACCATCATAGCGGCAATGTTCGATGCCTTCGGGGTTAGTCTGGGTCAGTGGTTCACCATCATGCGGGCAAGCAATAGTTGGAAGCTGATTTTGGGTATTTGCCCAGTACCTAACCTCTGCCGAAACCGCCAAAGCCGAGCCCCATCCCCCACTTCCCGAGTGTTTCGGAGCTCCGATTGAGACTTTCATGCTTTCGAGGCAGGAGCCCGCATCCAAAATGGTAAGGACTTTGCCACCGAAAGTAACGTCAACAGTATCAGCAGCCAAGCCAGATTCTAGGAGGGCGATTGCCGCCGCCACAACGGAATCTTCCACACCTGCGGCGGTGTCGGCAAGCGTTAGGGCTGCAGATTCTACCGTGGATTCTACGGCCGAGGCTGTTTCACCCAGAGAGAGTACCGCGGAGATAGAAATCGCTTCGGTAGCAGCCCCAGTCTCCCCAAAGGAGATATTCTGGGACATTTGGAGCAAATCAGTAGCCGAGCCAGTATCATTGAGACTTAGGGAGGCAGCAATAGAAACCGAATCAGCAGCCGAGCCAGTATCGCCAGCACTTGTAGTGGCATTCGCCCCACTTGAATCACTAGCCGTAGACGTTTCGGCCAGTTGTACGGTGGCAGCCACTGAGGATGATTCGGCTGCCGAAGCAGTATCCGAAAGAGTCAGAGCAACAGTGATCGAGATGGTCTCGAGGGCTGACCCTACTTCACCCAGTGGGATCGAGGCGGTGAGAGAAATAGCCTCGGAGGATGTGCCGGTCTCTCCCAATCCCGCCGCAGCGGCAACAGATACGGCGTCACTTCCGCTGGCTGCCTCAGCAAGTCCCACAGCCGCAGCAACAGTTGAGCTATCAGCAGCCGAGCCAGTGTCACTCAGCGGGTTATCGATAGCCCTAGTGATGACGTCAGCCGCGGTCGCAGTGTCAGCTAGAGGTACAGCTGCGGCGACAGTCGAGGTATCGGCTGCTGAAGCAGTATCGGCTAGAGGTACAGCCGCCGCAACGGCAGATGAATCGGCTCCTGAGCCGGTATCTGTTACGGTGAGGGTTGCACTAACGGTCGAAGTATCGGCAGCCGAGGCGGTCTCTGAGGCGCTTGTGGTAGCCGTTTCGGAAGTAGTGTCAGCAGCCGAGCCAGTTTCACCCAGGGTGAGGGTAACCGTGATAGAGATACCCTCGGATGCCGAGGCTGTCTCAGAGAGCGAGATCGAGGATGAGGATGAGCCTGATTGCCTTAGAACCATAGGCTGCCCAGTGGGGTTAGCATCTGGTCCGTAGGGTGTGGAAGGCTGAAAACGCCCGAATCTCGCCATCAGATCACCACGAGAAGGATCGATCGACTGCAGACTGGATCAATTGGTTTGGGTTGGGCTGACGTACACGTACCCAATCCACAAGACCAGTATTAGCCGGGTACCCACTCCCGGGGTTTCCCGCCCCTGTAACCAATCCCCACTTCAGCAAGGTGAAGGTAATCGAGCCCGAGAATCGCTGAGTCCAGGAAACACCATCTGAAGACTCAGACCATGTCCACGTAGTGCCTGAGCGCTGCATACGGAGGTATCGAGAAGAGGAACCATTCGTAACGAGAGCTGCCCCGTTATCCTTGAGGTTCTCAGCCCCTCCGACTGTGATGTCTGAGAAATACCGTTGAGGTGACCCAGACCAGTAATTATCAGCCCGAAGGAATCTGGTTGTACTCTCCCAGAAGGCGAAACCCGTAATCTGGTAGTTGGCACTCAGTACGGTATCGAATTTGGCTTGGATGTCAAAGGTCTGTACATCCCCCACGGTCTGCACAATGCGAGAACCGTTTGCTCCAGTGGTATACATGTCTCGGTCACCAGAGGCATTGGAAGAGAAAGCCATTGACACCTGAGTGCCTGTTACCGAGAACGTGGTGCTACCAATGGGGTCTTCAGTGGTCCAAGTCCCAGTGTCGAGGGCGCTGGCATTGAACTCGTCACTCTTCATAGGCACGGCGCCAGCACCCCTTCTAGGAGATTAGCCCTCTCGCCACGCGATATAGCAAAGGGCGTTCACCGTTACCGCTGCTGTGACTCGGATTCGGACTACCTGGCTCACGTCCACCACAGGCTCATACCCGAGTGGCCACTGCTTGACGTAGGTGTTTGCCGAGAGAACCGGGTTGTCGAACACGCGGCATGTTGCCACGACCGATCCCTCTGAGCTTGGCGAGAATCCCGCTGTCGCCAATGAAGGAGGCCCACCAGGAGTAAGAACCGAGGGGGTCACAGCAGTAGGCGTACCTCCAGCGACAGTCGTAGTGTTGATGAGTTCTGTCTTGATCGCTGATGGGTTTCCGTCGAACGAAATACCCCACTCGAGGATCAGAAGCTGGCGTGTAGAAGGAGCGGTGAGCTGGAGAAGGGTCTTGATGGATGTTCCTGTGGCGACTGGAGACATTGCCGCAGTAGTCGGAACCGCCGCATTGTAGGCAATATAGTTGACCGTCATACTCACGACGAGCACCCCCACACCAGCAGGTAACCCGCGTCGGCGTTGGCCCCGGCCGGGATTGCTATCCCGGTGCCATTCACCGATACCTGCGCGGCCGCGTTCACGGTAGTACCGAGGAGGACTGCTCGCTTGAGCACTGAGAAGTCATTGGAGAGGTCCAGAGTATCGCCAGCGCTCACGTTCTTGAGAGCATAGAGCCCGACTCGCTCCGCCCGACCGTCATCCCACACCCGCGTGAAGTGAGTGCCATCCAGTGCTGCCATGTCAATCCTCCGCTATCGCGATGAGGACAGCCTGGACCGAAGCGATCCAAGCCCCCTGGATTTTCTCGGGCAGCTCGTCCCACTTGGGCATCGGATTGCCCTGGAAGTTCTTGAAGTCCGTAACCCGCCCATATGCCGTGTAGGCAATGAGAGCCAGCTCTCTTTCGTCCATCCCAGTTCCTAGGAGAACGTGAAGGTAACGGTGGCTGTCCAAACCTGACCCGACACCTTGGTGCCCTGGTCCGAGATGGCATGATTGAGCAGTGGCGAGGTGGAAGCGGCCGTACCATCGGCGGTCCCCTGGTCCACACCCCACTCCTGCCAGTGGTAGTTGCCCTCCGCGGACTGGAACGCAGCCGACCAGGAAAGGGTCCTCGTGCCGAGGGATCCCGCACCAGAGACGAGCTTCCACTGGCGGTGAGTCGAACCGGTCAGTGCCCCGAGGTCAGTGTCACCGTACGCGGCTGCCGTGTTGGTGTCCCCAGTACCAATGCGGGTGTGGGTCGCGTCATACGCCTGGGTGGCGCCCTGGTTGGTGAGAAGGTTCATGAGCCGAGTCCAGCCCACGTTGGTGATGAGGTTTCCCTCATGCACCGTCGTGAGGTAGGATTTCAGCCCGGCCCGCTCGAAGTGCTCGAGGTGCAGATCGCCGTGGTATCCCACACCAGCGAGTCGACGGGTGAGGTAGTTCACCTGGTCTTCATCAAACCGGTGGAATGTGGTCACGGACCACATGTGCATGCTTTCCTGGGCCTGCATTTCAGTCATCCTTCCTGAATCCGGGCGGAGGCACTGGGCCTTCAGTAAGATTCTCGTCGGATTCCGATGGGGGGAAGATCCAGACTTGAGGCTGGATGACTTGAGGAACTACCAGAGCCTCGGCGACGGGAGTTCCCTCACCGTCGCCGAGGTCTTCGGTCTCAGGGCTAGTAGCCACTGCCCCCGCCCGACGGGCGTTGTGTACGTGAGCCCTGGCTCTTAGAGGCTCCTGATGGCCTCCCTGAGCGCCTGGGCTCGTCCGGCATGGAGATGACTACAGACATGCCCTCGGACGCCGTACCGTGCTCCACAGGAGCCTGTGGCTCTACTGGCAGGGCTTCCCGTTCCACCGGTGGCTCCGGCTTCGCCGCGATCATGTCGTTGGTCACCCGAACCCCGAGGATCCCGAGCACCTCGTGAGGCTGGATGGTGTCGGCATCCGTGGCATAGCCGTTGGTGCCTTCAGCCATCCGCTCGAGACAGAGGCTCACCAGCCGGTCCCGAACGTTACCGATGACCAGATGCTGTTCCTGGTCAGACGGCTCCTCGTGATTCGCGAGGTTCTTCGGGCCCATGACTAGTTCGCCACCACCGACGCGCCCGCGTCCAGCGGGACGTAGGTCAGGGTCCACTGGATGGACCCGGTCGCGTCCGCCGCCGACACGTTCACACCGATAGTACCGATGGGAACGATGATGGGAGCGGACAACAGGTTGGCCGCACCAGCGTTCTTGACGACCGTGGCCGCACCGAAGGAACCGATGGTGACGTGCCCGCCGACCTCGGTCGTGCCCAGCGACGTGGTCGTGGTCAGGTCAACCGCGGTGCCAGTCGTGGGTGTGGAGGTGAACTTGCAGTTCGGGGTCGTTCCGGCCATGATGACCGTCACCACACCGAACAGGCTGGTGACGGCGATCCGACCGCCCGACACGGTGAAGAGGGTCTGGGTGGCGTTCTGCGGGACCGCCTTCGCCGTACCGGCGACCTTGACACCGAACAGGTAGGGTTGGAACGTGGAGGGGTTGACGTATGCCGTCATTTGGGGCTCCTTTCAGCCTTGACAGCTTGAGGTAGGGCTGACTAGGCGATGTTGGAGCGCAGGTTCGGCGCGAACCGCTGGACGTGTAGCCCGCCCTGGAGGATGACGAACGACGCCGAGGCGTGGCTCGCCGAAAGGTACTTGTACCCGTCGGAGAGCATCGGCGCGGTGATCTCGCAGCAGGCGAGGCCGCCAGTGCCGAGCGTGAACGTTGCCGCTGCCGCCTGGGTGATCTTGGTCCAAAGCCCGTTGTTCCAGCGGTAGTACTCGGTGATGCCGTCACCGTGAGCCGCGTCCGAGCCGTCGAAGTTGACGGCCGTGCCACCCGACGCCGCGGTCAGCTGCTGGACGGTCACGTTGCCCGAGGTCGCGCCGATCGCCAGGATGCTGATCGTCTCGCAGTCCTGCAGCGAAATCGGCGTAGCCGCGGTGGTGGCCGAGGTCATGGCATTGAAAGTTCTGCCGAGAGCCTTCATGTGCCTTCCTTCCTTGGGGTATGAATGCCTTGGGAGGCGAAGTCCCGGGCAGGGGGCCGGGTTTCCGATGCCCTGCCCGGGACGGCGAAGGGAACTACGGGCGGGTCGCGAGCTTCACGAACGGCGACAGCGTGTTGCTGCCCTGGTTCGGGGTGATCGCGTTCTGCAGCCACGGCCGACCGTCGACGCGCTCGATCACGCGGACGGCGGTCTTGTCGTTGCCGAACTGGTAGTGCGTGCTGGTCTCGCTCTGGACGGTCTGACGGTCACCGATCAGGTAATAGCCCGGGTCCACCAGGTTGATGTCCCCGGCGTTGCCGACCGAGTTGACCTTCTCGGTGAAGATGACAGGCCGGCCCAGGATCGTCACGGGCGGGGTCTGCGACCCATCCGCAGCAGCCCCGGCACCGATCCAGACGGCCGAACCACCGGTGCCGACGGACAGCGCCATCGTCGCCAGCTGCTTGAACGTGTCGATGTTGGCGATCCACACACAGCGGCTGAGTGAGCTGGGGATCATCCGCGAGAACATGCCCGCGAGGTTCTCCCAGACGATGGTGCCGCTGGCCTGGCCGGTCTCCGCGGCAACGCTCACCGCGGCTGCCGCGTTGAGGAAGCCCTGCGGCTCACCGACGCCGCTTCCGCGGATGAACGCCACGTCCTCGAAGAAGGACAGGGCCTCCGGGAAGGACTGGTCCATGAAGGACTGGAGCGAGATGAGCGAGTCGGTGAAGAGCTCGTTCGGGATCTCGGCGTAGACCGTGAGCTTCTTCGCCGTGAGGGTGATCCGACCGAACTTCGGCGCGGATTCGGTGAGCTTCGCACCCTCCTCGGTCCAGTACCCGGTGACACCGCCGAAGACGGAGCCCGAGTTCGTGACCGAGTCGATGGTCGGGTAGGGGACGGTCAGCGTCTCCATCGGGACGACCCGGGCACGGGAGCGCATCACGGAGGTCTCGAGGGCGACCCGCAGCAGTTCGGAACGCAGACTCTCGGGGATGAGGAACCCACCGTCGCTCGGCACGGTCGACCCGAACGAGTTCATGATCTGCTTGATCTCGGCCCGGGCCTGGAGACCCTCGGCGGTGACGTTCCCCGACCAGATGGCTCCGTAGTAGTCAGCCCAGTTGCCGTACTTGTCGTCCAGCCGAGCGCCCGGCGCCTTCGCGTTGTAGTGCTTGTTGAATGGCCGAGCAGGCGTCAGGTCCGGGCGAACCATGTTGGCGTTCAGGATCCCGGCGCGGATCATCTCGCCGTAGGCCTTCTGCGCCTCGTTGCGAATCTGGTCGCCGATCCCGGAGTCGCGGCTGGCGATCGCCTCGGCGTAGCCCTTCATGAAAGCACCGAACTCGGGCTTCGGCTTCCCACCCTGGAAGAACTGGTCGAGGTTCTTCTCATCATTCAGGAAAGCCTCGAACTCATCCGCGGTGCGCGGGAGAACGTCAGTCATCGGAAGAAAGCTCCTTTCAGCGCCTCGCGGATGGACGCATAGTCCACACCCTCGGCTTCGGGTTTTTCGACGGCCGTCGGTTCCTCCGCCGGCTCTGGTGTGGTAGAATCCTTCACGTCTGATCGTACATCGTTGGAAATATCCGCGTCATCCCCTGCGACAGCCGAATTATCATCAGAATCCGTCTGGGGAAGCTCAGGGGTGTCTTCTGGCTGCTCGATCTGGGCCTTCACAGGCTCCTTCTCACGCCGAACAGGAGGCAGGGGGATGATTGCGGTCGCCTGCGGGCCCTTTTTCGGCAGCAAACCAGGTGGTGTGTGGCGGAAGATCGACAGGTCCCAGGAAGCCGCGACAGCCGCCTCGGTGTCCTCCTGGGTAGTATCACCCTGGGCCGGCCCGATTCGGTCTGCCAGACCTGCCTCAACGGCCGCAGCAGCCCCGTACCAGGTCTCCTCCAGCATCGCCTCGCGCCACGTATTGGCAGGCGTCCCAGTGCGGGCCGCGTACACTGAGGCGATAGTATCGGAGATCATGTCCAGTTCATCAGCCATTTTCCGCATGTCAGCGGCGTTGCCCCGGGCCAATCCGAAGGCATCATGGATCATGATCTGCCCGAATGGGCCGATCTCGATCTCGTTACCAGACATCGCGATGAACGACGCGGCCGACGCGGCAAGGCTGTCAATCTTGACCACGACATTGGCCGGGTGACTCACCAATGCCTGGTAAATGGCGATGCCGTCGAAGACGTCACCACCAGGTGAATTCAGGTGGAGCTCAATCTGGCTCGCGTTCACCTGATTTAGGGCCGCCACGAAGTCCGAGGCAGTCACACCCCAATACCCGATCTCGTCGTAGATGTAAATGGCCGCCGTTCCTGGCTGCCCAACAAGATCCTGGATGCGGAACCACTCACGGTTGGGCTTGAGTGACAACCGCCCCCTCTTATCAGTCACCCCACACCTGCCCACTTCCGCCTCACGGCCTCGATTTGACGGCGTTCACGAGACGCCGTATTGAATACGGACTGCAGCAATGCCTCAGCTACTGCATCCGTATCGACCTGATCTGGGTCTGACTGCTTCGAGTCTGGCTGCTTCGAGTCTGGCTGCTTCGGGTCTTGCCCGGGCTGGAAAGGAGCAAGTGGCGCCGGGACCGGCTTCTCCTTCCACTTCATCTTCGGCAACCCGACGGTGTCCAGGGCGTCCTGAGCATCGAACCCGGCATTGACGAGAGCCACTACCGCATTCGCCTTCGCCGTGAGGACCAGTGCATCAGTCTGCTTGTCCTCAGGAATCGGGCTCGCGTAGTCGAACTCAAGGCCCCTTGCTGAATCCCCAAACATGGGTAGGAAGACAGTGTTCAGTGCCTCACGGATTCGCTCAAGCCGGGGTACGAGCAGCCAGCGAGCGAATACCACTTCCGCAGCCTCAGCATTTGCCCGGTTCACATCCTCGACAGTACCAAGCATAGGCTTCGGGAAGGTGAATGCCTGGCGGATCATCTCGGAAGAGAGAGCACGCAGCTCAGGGAATTGCATTTCTTGCATGGTGTACTTGCGGTCGACCCACTTACCTTCCTCAAGGATCGCCACACGATGGGCATTGGAAACGCCCTTGTGTTGTTCCTCCCACCGGTCGCGCATCTGGCGCCACTCGCGGTCACCTAGCTCCCGGCCTATCTCGACAATGCCACCGGGTTGCGCAGAGTTGAGGAAGAAGTTTCGGTTCCACTCGGCCGCATACTTCGCCGACTCGAGGTCAATCAGCACCGACTGGACAGGTCCAAGTCCGCGGTAAGGATCCCACGGGCACGGGATCTTCAACTGAATGACTTGGCTAGTCTCGAGGGGCACTGACTCGATTGGTGACAGATACTGCCAGCCCTGGAGGAAGTTATCCTTGTTGGGTACCGGGTGCATCCGGTCCGGTCTTACCGGCCAGAGCTCAACAGGCGGCCCGACATTGCCCCCAGCCCGTGAAACAATCCAGTACGCCTCCCCCGTCAGATCGAGGTGCTGCTGGATGGTCTCGACGAATGACTGTCGGGTGTAGAAGTTGTTGGGCTTATTCCACACCGTCAGAGCAAGATGGCTCTTGACCTCGTCGCGTTCCTCGTCGGGGTCATCGTTGGACTTGTAGAGGTGCCAGCGGACCTGTGAGGCGGCCTCAGAGTTACGGTGGACGATCGCGTAGAGCGTCCCCACACCGCCCATGGCACGCATGAACGTCTCAGTGCCGGGAGGTGACCCGATGGGCAACCCACCAGCACTGGTACCGCGAGGGATCGGCGACTGAGGCGTTCGGCTAACCGCATCACGGACAGCTCGACCAAGGGACCTCATTCATGCCACCTAGCCGTCGGCGTATGCTCCGATTCAGGCAATTCCGGCTTGTCATCCCGCATGAAATCAATGAGAAGGAGTGAGGCACCAGATCCAAGCAAGCCCCAGAGGAGTCCAATAGTGAAAAGGCCAGCACATAGGCAGGCGAATCCACCAACGCTCAGCAATCCGCGACTTCGGGCAATGGCAAACAATGCCCTGACTGTTGCTTGGAAACTCTTACGAGCCACGATCCACCTCCTCTAGGGGATCGTATATCGTTGGTAATACCTACGTCAATCTAGTGATCACATGAAACGGACACTACCATTGCCTCGCCAATCGCGGTGGGCAATGATATAGCGAGCGGCGTCCATTCCGTGGTCATTCTCTTTCAGGGGCTCATCCTTGAGCTCTCCGTCTTCAGATCGACGGCCCTTATTAGCCCAGACGTAGGCGGGGAATTCCTCTAGGGTACAAGTCGGTTTGTTGGCATCGAGAAGAGCTTGGTCCACATCAACCAGAGCTTCCTCACAAACCAGAATCCGTTCCTCGTGGACCCGGGCTTGCATGAGGGTAATACCCCCAATGACTTTCTTGTTAGCAGCAATGGTCCCTCGACCAAGTTCACGGGTTAGTGTGGCCCGATCCTCGGCATCATGGTCACAGACAATGGCGTCGGGCTCTGGCCATCCCTCTGATTTCATGATCTCTTGGATCTGCTTAGCATGATCTGAGACAATCCGCCCGGTACGGTAGATCTCTCGAGCTAGGATCAGTCGACCATCTGGGTCCTCGGCCCACATTTGCCACACGAACGGGTTGTTATACCCGAAGTCTATTGCCCACCAGAACCGCCAATTCTCGTACTTGGTCTCAGCTTTCTTGCCTAGTTCTTTGGGTGTGGGTAGATGACCCGGGAAGACATTGGTTGCCTCGTTCCACTCCTCGTAGATAACCCCCTCGGCAGCCGCCCACATTCCCTTAAGCAGCCTGAGCCGACGGACACCCGTAAGCTTACCCAACTTACCCTGGATATAATCCCGTCCAGCTTCGGTGAAGGTAACGCCGTCGGCTTGGTAGTAGATGGGATTATCTCGGTGGAGCGAGACCATCATCCGCATACTACCACTCTCACACCGAAGTTTGATCCAATGCTTCGGGTGGTCGGGGTTACAGGCGAGGATGATCTGGCGGTACATCCCAGCTGTCCCTCGGAGGCGGGTGATCAAGATCTCGAAAGCCGTCTTAGTGATCTGGTTTGCCTCATCCACGAAGATGAGATCCAGCTCAGCCGAGAGGAACTTGTCGGGCTTGTCCAGACCTCCGACAATGATCTGAGAGCCGTTCTGGTAGATGTAGGCCGGCGGCTCGTGGGCGTTTCCCCCGAACCACCGCACGATCCCAGAATCCAGTGCGGTACGGATAACGGCTTTCTCAAACAACTTCAGTGTGGTAGAAGCCAGGGATAGGTGAGTCTGCCTGACCATGAGGGCTTGGACCCCTGGGACCCCAGCACAAGCCAGGTGGATCTTCCAGAGAGCAGCGAGGCTTTTCCCCGTACCAGCGGGCCCAGCAATGCAGATCTCCGCATCCCGGGCAGTAAGGAGCTTCTGGGCTGCTCCACGAGGAGCGTACTTAACTTTCCGCCGCTTACGAGTTCTACCACCGGCATCAGGGTCCCTTACCTTAAAGACATCCTGATGTTCTCGCCCGGGCAAAAGAACGGCAGCTCGAGGATCCTTAAAGCTCACGCCCCGCTCTCCTCGTCCTGGTCGTCCTCCTCCTCATCCGAGGGGGGTGCAGGCGGGTAAATCTGACCGACATCCACACCCACGATCTCGTACATGACTTGCTTGAGCAGACCATCGCCCTGGAGCTTGGGCATGGCCTGGCCGAGTACCTCAGCAGCATGCTTCAGCGCGGCGTGCTTCACGCGCAGCAGATCTGCGGAGGGCATACCAGACTCGCCGAAAGTATCATTGATAAACTCGACGTCCGCCTGGAGTTCGGCAAGGCGATCCACTAGCTTGGCAATCCAGAGAGAGCTTAGCTCATCCCCAGGATCCAGGCGAAGGGCGAAAATCTCCTCCTGATGCCGGCCGGCAAAGAAGTCAACCTGCCTCAGGGGCATATCGAACCGCTCGGCCAGCTGCTCGTGAGTTTCATCCCCAGCAGCCAAGGCCCTCAATAGAGCCTGTTTGGTGTGGCCGGCAATGTATGGTTGCCCACCCATTTGGATCACCTCCCGTCAGTTAAGAACCGGCCGGGCTGGAGGCGGGGAGCCGACGCCCTGCTCAACCCGACCGGCTATTGACATCGTACGCGAGGGCATATCCTACACGCAATAGAGCGTCTGTGGTCGCCGTACACACGCCAAAACGTGCCCCGAGGGTATCTTCCCCGGAGCACGCGTTGGGCTTGCTCAGCGATCGATGGGGCTATCCCACAGGATCCCAACCGAACCAAGCCAGAGTTGGTCAAGAACGGAGCAGATCTTCATCCGCTCAGGCAGCTCAGGCAGCTCCGACTCGTTTCGCCGCGGCAGAGGCTCGACGGCTGGACGACTAACCAGCTTGAGTTCCCGGACATGGCTAGAACGCCATCCACTGTCCGGGCGTCGGATCACGCGGATGACCTCACCCGAAGAATCGGCCTGCTCGAGGAGCCCACAGTGATGGCATTCCCAGCGTTCACTCTCACTGTGCCACGCCATGTAGTGGATGTCGTAACGAGCCATCTCACCTACTGAGGTAAAAAGAAGTCACGAGGATCACTCCAGTCACCAGGGAAAGGACGCCCATCCAGGCGTTAGCTCCCATCGTTCTCCTTTCCACACCCACAGTCGACAATCGGGTAGTGGCCGTCGGGGCCTGTTGCGGGGGTCTGTACGGGGTGAGGGCACAGCGTCCCGTCCTGGTGGGCGTACATTTCCCCAGGCGGGGGCGTGCCCGGGCGCCTCGGCAGCAGGATCTCAGCCGTGCGCTCCGCCTCGTCCCCCAGAGGTGTGGCATCCTGTGGCATTGGTGTGGTATTCGGCCAGGGATTGTGTGGTACCATCACTGCCGGTGGAGCACCTGCCACGAGTCGAGCAGCAAGTCGATCGACGACCTTGTCCGCGAGCAGATCATAGTCGATCTGAGCCTGAGGCAGGGTCGTCAAGGCCGTGAGGATGAGGGCGATATCCGCGCGGGCAGCACCCACGGCGGCACCTACTAGGCCAACCTGCTGATTACTGGCGACCACACCCTGGTCAATGTTGAGCCCGAGCTGGTTGTAGATCGCCCGGACCATCTCGATCAGACCGTCAGGCTTGCGGGCGAGCTGGTCACGCCAGTCGGTGAACCCCTCCGCGAGGGCTCTTGGCTGGTTGAGTGCGTCGTTCACGTCCTGAACAGACACAGTGCCTCCCCGGGCTGTCTCGAGCCATTCAGCGTCAATGTGGGATATATCCAGGGCCGTTGTCGCCCCAGATACGACCGCGGAACTGGTAAATTGCCTCGCCACTACTTGCGATCGGCTCCACTGCGGAGGAAGTGGGATCTGCTCATCGGGCGTAGCGTTGTAGTTGGCAATGTGGAGGAACCGCCAACCCTCCGGGAGGTCCGAAGGCCAAAGCCCAGACCACGTGATATAGGGCGCGGAGGCGTAAATAACCCCTCGAGTCCAGCCCGATTTGACCATTTGCTGGGCGAATAAGATGGCATGTAGCTTCGCCGTAGAAGCCGCACCAGCAGATTTCTGGTCCAGGCGAGGATCCTCCATGTCATAGCAGGACCAAGTACGAGCCAAGTTGATGGATGGCCCGAAGACCCCACGAAGAACGGCGGTGTGGAATGAGGCCTCGGTAGTCCCATCGTGAGCAGAGGGCCGGGCGAAGTGGTAAGCCCCGATCTTCTTGTCCAACCCGATGGCCTGCCGCACGAATCCGGGGAAGGAAAGATCCGCGGTTAGCCCCTCCGAGGCTTTGAGCAACACCCGATCTGAGCCCAAAGCCCGAAGGATCCCCACAAGGTCAGATCCATTTTGCCAGTTGCTCAGATCAGGGAATGGTGAGGCCATCGCATGGCCCTCCTAGTTCTGCCCGGGAACGATCAGTCCCTTGGGAATGTGTCGGGCGACGGAGGGCTTTCCTGCGACCCCCTTGGCATGCTGAGCCAGTGCCTCACCAATTCCGGCGGCACTGTAAGGGTCGAGAAACAGTACGGTTTCACCCGTGAGCATGCCCACCCGGATGACGACCAGCTTTTCCCCCTCCTGAGTGTCGGCCTCGCCGAGGTCGAATGTCACGGGCGTCGGCTGGGGTGTCACTCGATTCGGGACGGGCTGCCCCTCCAACGGGTCCATACTCATCGGCTTTTGCCTCTCTCACTTGGGTACAAAGTCCTCTCGGGTGGTGCCGCCACCAAGGACAGCCACACCCGAGAATCTGTGCTTCAGTGGACACGGGGTAATTCTACGTGCTCACTGTAAGAACGTCAGCTTTTCCCCGCCACCCAGTGATTCATGACGTCATCCATCGCAGAATCGAGCACAGTACGCTGCCGACGGTATTCGCTATACGCCGCCACCAGTTGCTGGTCCGTGACGGAGGGACCGGGCGGGGGCGTGGGCCCGGGGGTGATGACGGGAAACGGGCGGCCGGTCAAGCTGGTGAATGCCGCCGCGAAGGAGCTGAGGTTGTAGCCGGCCCGGAAGTCGGGACGCCTAGCCAGATCCATTGGAATGATGAAGTACACCTCCTCCACCTGCTTGGTGAAGAAAAGGGGCGTAACCAGAGTAGAAGAACCCCAGGTAACCACCCGGAAAAGGTCCCTCACCCGGCCCGCGGAATCCCCGTAGGCATTGGTACAAGTGGCATGCCCACCCCACACCGGGGAACCCTTGACGTAATCCCACACCTGCTGGGTCTGCTGGGCGACGTCGAGCACCTCGCCTGTGACGTTGGCCAGCCCAAGATACGCCGCCGCCTTCATCTCCTCCTCGTTGGTGTGGTCGACCAGACCGAACGCGAGGATCGTACCCTCCTTGACCAGGTAATTGAGGAAGTCCTGGATCACCATACCGTTGTCGTTCGGACCACCCGCGTCGGACCATGACTTGAACCCGGGGTTCTGGGTCTGGTAGTAGGCGAGAATCTGGTCGTCGGTCCAGTTCGTCCGACCCGTGCCGAGAAGGGTGGAGATGGCCTGGAGGGCGTGGTCGACAGCCGCCACTACGCAGTCACCGACTTGGTCATTCCTGTCCATCGGCCAGGTGGTAGCCGCAATGGGCCACAGATCTGTGAGCGGGTGAGCCGGGATGGTCTCGAGCCCAGCCGAAAACCTCAGGATGGGCTTCTCGGGATCGCGCGGGATCCAGCCCGTCTTCTTCTGGGGATGGCCCTTTCCATAGGCCACGTGGCTGACTCCGTCGAGGAAGGACTCGTCCTTCCAATCCATTCGATCGCGTTCGTCACTCACTTTGGCTCCATATTCTCGTTCTCAAGCATAACGGGCAAAGGCTTCGGGCACTTCAATCCAGTAGGCCCATAGGCCTCCAGGAGATCTCCTCGGGTTTCCGCCTGGGCCGGTGTGGTGGGAGGATGGCTTAGGGCCGTATACATCACGGCGCAAATGGGCTGGCGAATCCTATCCACCTGGCGATGAGTACGCTGGCTCTCAGTGAAGGTACGGCCCAGTAGGTAACCGGATACAGCGATCAGAGCCACGATGGAAATCACCATCCAGCGCCTTTGCCACCATTGCTTAAACACTCTCATTGCCTTCACCCCCAGAGGAAGAAGCCGAGGACTCCGCCCGCGACGATGAAGAGCCAGAGGAATGTGACCGCATAGTCCCGGAAGAACGCTTTCTTTCTCTGCGCATTTCGTCCAGCCCGATGGCGCCAGGAATGCCCATGAGAGCCACGGCGGCCCCGACGAAAATGGGAATGGGCCGATTCTCTACTACGAGAAACCCGAATGTCGCCGCCCCTAGAAACCAGCATAGAGGATCCCGAGCGGTCGCCCAGGTCGGCCGCTTCACTCATCACTCACCTTTAAGGTCAGGTCGGAGCTTCAAGAGCTCATCCAAAAGATGGTCGCATTCGGTATACTCGGCTATCACTTCGGACAGGTCATCCGCGGCACGCGCGTCTATTACCTTCTGAGAATGCCAAGCTAACCGACGCTTTACCTGACCCTCTTTCCACACCATCGTAGTCATGGGGATCAGCCTCCTGTAGAGGTAGAGCCACCCGACGGGCTTACCCAACTTAGCTCTGGCAGGGGCAAGGAAGGCGAAGGGCTGGAGCTCGGCGAGGGGCTGGGAGTAGGCGTAAGGCTAGCCTCGGGAGATGGCTCCGGGCTAGGGCTGGCAACCACGGGAGGGGGCGTTGCCCGTTGCTGCGGAATCGCTGACGGCGTCCGTATCGTGCCGAGTCGTACCGGTATTGTCGTCACTGTAAGGGCGTGTGTCGGCATGTCAGTGGCGAGGCCAGACGTCTCTATGGCTGTAGGTTGTGTCTGTGTCGCGTATGACGACGTCGCGATTGACGGCGGAACGTCAAGGGTTGGGGGCAGGGAAAAGGATAGCTGAAGTAGCAGGCCAGTTCCCGCAGCCGCACACGACAAGCCGGCGACGGCGAAGAATGAGGGGCTGGTGATCACCGCTCGAGTCTTGGCGAATCGACGGGGGCCGCGGTGGACGTGGCGGCGCTGAATGGGCAGCGTGGGGTTCGTTTGATCCGCCCGGTATGCTGGCATACCCCGATCGCCACTCACCCGTTTTACGCCTCCCTGAGCGCCCCACCCCTCTAGGTGAGGCAAGGTTGTCACGATCGTACGTCGACAAATTACTCCTTGACAAGGGGGATGACGGGCCGTGACAGGGTAATCACCATACGCAGAATGACGGCAAATATCGCACAACGTAACCACAACGCTGCCCCTATCACGTACTGTGACAGGGGCAGCGCGTTCGGTGTCAAACCCACTCGATAACCTGTCGGCGGCAGCCCTTGCACAGCCATCGGATTTTCTCGATCAGATCGACCTTTTGGACATCGTCGATCATGGTCCCGCAATGCCCGCACTCGAGGTGCTCGATTGCCTTGTCCTCGGGCCCGAAATAGGCATCGCGCTTATTCACTTCGTCAGGATCGCGCGTCATGGATCAATTATATCCCCTCGCCCCGGGCATATCAAGATCAACTCGAAGATCTTTCTCTGCCGTGTGGGGAGCAGGGGCGCGAGGAGGTGATCGGCTTTAGGAAAATTCAGCCGATCACCTCGCCCGTGCGTGGCTCAGTTGTGGTGGCAGCGGCTGTGATCATCCCCATCGTGGATGGGCTCGTTGCAGCACTGGCTGTAGCTCTGGTTGTACTCGTTGGGCGGCCCGGTGAGACCGCCGCACAGTTCGCAGTGGTAGGCGGCGTCACGGGCCGCGTTGCGTGCCTCGAGCTCGGCAGCCACCTTGTCCCATTCGCGGCGGGCCTTGAGCTCGGCAGTATCGGTGGCTGCAACAGCCTTCGCCTGCGCCCTACGGCACGCAGCACGCGCGGCCTTGGTGTTGTCGTGATCGCAGTTCGCGTGGTTTGTCATGCCTTAATTATAGCCTACCCTGGGCGGCATGTCGAGGCTGGGCAGCAAGATCTTTCCACACCAACGGGCGTGTGGGCGTCGTGGAGCGCCCCGTATGCCAGCATTCTGCCCACGCCCGTTACCCCGTCAGCGGGCCGTACAGGCTCATACCTCACCTGTCAGGGCCGTGCGCGCGGGGCAGGGCGCGCACGGCGGGCAAGGTCAGTTGTCGCGTGTCGGGTGGATCATGCGCACGGCACGGCATTCGTGATCATCATCGTCGAAGCAGATCATGTAATCGACGAGGTGCACGGGGCACACGGACAGGTCGAGGCACGCGCGCGTGAGCAGTTCACGATCGGCGGCGTCGAGCGTGCGCGTCGATTCGATCGGCTGGTCGATGATCATCTCGCGGAGGTATTCGCGAAGATCGGTCATGTCGATCATCGGGTCAGTCGCGTCAGCGGCGTAGAAGGCGTCGATTTCGTCGATCAGTTCGGGCCTGTCGCGTTCGTTGTTCGTCATGAGATAAATATATCCCACGCGCGGCGATATGGCAAGGTGATCGAGCAAGATCTTTTCTCTCCGCCACACCATATGCCAGCATTCCCGTCGGCAGCGATCTTGCTCCTACGCCCCGCTCAGGGCCGCCAGCCTCGTCCCTCGCCGGGGAGAGGGCGCCCCGTAGGACGCCCCCTCGGGAATCAGCCGACGAGGATGATGATCCAGGCGGAGATGATCATGGTCAGGGCGACAATGAAGAACATGATCACAGCCCCCATGCCCCCCTCGGCCTGGGCACGACGACGGGCAGCACGGCGGCTATGGCTGGCGGGCTTACGTGTTTTCGTCATGCCCTTACCTTATCCCGTCAGCCAGGCACATGGCAAGGATAACTTTGGGCAAGGAGCCGTCACAGAAAATTACTGGGCAAGGGCCTTGCCACGTGCCGAGGCACGGGATATGATGATGCCATGAACAAAGCCCGCCGCCAGGCCATATCCGATGGATTTTGGCATCAGCCCACGACGATCTTCCTCTTCGCCATGTGGATCACCTTCTGCGTGCGCGTCGGGTCATGGCTCGGCTTCACCCTTGAGCTCTGGTTCCATCGCATGTTCTGATCTACATTGAAGCTGTGGCAAGGATCTTGCCCCGAATCCTTGCCACAGCCTCGGGTATGGCGTATATTTATCTCAACGACAACGAAGGAGCCAAAAATGACCGCCATCACCCTCCGCCTCTCGACCCCGATCACCGACACCCACCGTGACCTCGACATCGACCTGGTGATCGGTGACGACACCAACCTCGACACCCTGCTGACCACCCGGGGCTTTATCCACCTGACCACCGAGGAGGGTGACGACGTCGACATGATCACCTACCGCCACCCCGTGCTCGGCGACGTCGACGTGATGGTGTGGCACGACACCCCCAAGGGCTTCATCCCCACCCTGACTGAGGGCCAGCTGATTGCCCTGCTCCCGTAGCCTCCGCCAGCCAGCCCCCGTCCACACCCTCATCTTTCGGGTGACATCGGGCGGGGGCTGGCGAGTGAGGTGGTAGCCTGCGGCGGGCCTCAGGCGGGCGTAGGCGTGTCGTCGCCCGGGCTCGGAATGCTGGCATTCCGGGCTTGCCCTACCCGCTCCTCGAGCAGCCTCGTGGCCTCGGTCAGCTTGTCCTGGGCGCTCCCGAATTCCTGGAAGCGTGAGGCCACCACCTGCGCGGCCCGCATGAGTGCCTCACCATCCGCCTGGTCGAGCAACAGCACCAGCTGAGAGCCCTGTACGGCCTCCTGAAGAACCTCGGCAGTCTGGTAATCGGGGCAAACGACCCCGACCTTGCGGTTGCCCATGGTCCACACCACCACGTGGGTGTAGGGCGTCACCGTGCCCATACCCTAGCCCTCCTGCTTGGGCACGACGATGAACGTCTCCCCGGTCAGCTCGAGCTCTTCGTGATGGCTGCGAAACGTTGGTCGGCTGCGTCGCACCGCGGCCTGGAATTGGCGGCTCTTGACTTTCTCCGCGTGAGCCAGCTTCCGCCCGAGTCGCTGCACCTTCCTGCGGTTGGCCCTCGAGTCCGAGCCCCTCACCGGGGACTTGTCCGGCCCGGCCACAGGCTCCCACACCAGCCGATCCGCCTCGGGCCGAGCGCCCTTGGTGGATCCCTCCGACCGCATGAGCGCGCTGATCTTCACTCTTTGCTCCCTTCGCATCGTCCAACACTTCAGTATATCATCCCACCTCGGGGAAGAGCAAGATCAAGTCATTTTCCGATCCCCCCGCACGAAAAGTGCGCCGCAGCTTTCACCAATCTGCCAGCTTCACCAATCTGCAAGACCCCATTCACTGTATACCTATTCACTCTACTGCATACCTAAGCCGGATTTCCGGGCTTGGCATATTTCCGATCATGCCCTGGCGCATTTCCTGTGATCTGTGATGATCAACATCCTCCCTGACGTGCAGTAACAAAATTTCTGATACGTCGGTATGAACCCCCCCATATAGACGCGCAACAAAAAAGAGTAATGCTACGTATCAGAAATTTCTGTGACAACCGATCATGAATCCCTACCCAGCCCGCCTTCCCGACCACCTAAACCCCGGAATCATCCTCTTCTTCCCCACCACACCCTGCAGGTTCACGGGCACCCAAGGGTCATCCTTCGCCAATCCTTGCACAATCCCCCTTTTGCCTAGCTCCCTATTGAATGCCTGCGGCGTCATTTTGCCCCCGACTTCCTCATTCCAGGCCCCCAACAACTCCCCTCTCACTACGACCTCCTCACCCACGCGAGGGGGAAAGGGCTCGAGTACCTCCTCCAGCCATCGGCCCAGCTCATCCCGCTCGGAACGATATTCCTGGACCTGGTCATCGACTCCCTTGGGTATCTTAAGGGCTCCCTTGTCGCCTCCGTCGGCAAGCCACGCCTTGGCTCCCTCGGCTGCCCACCGCAGAATTGCCGGGCCTTCGGCCTCGAGAATGCGCTCGCCCAGTCGGGGGATCTGAGCATGCACTGGCACAACCCCGTTGGTGTGGAGGACGATCACGCGGTTCCATAGAGCATCGTCGCCGTGCCTAAGATTCGGCGCGTGGTTCGTATCCATCCACAGGGTCATTTGCGGGGTCATGTCATAGGCTTTTTCATACTTCCTCGAGACTTTCTTGGGCAGGCCTGTACCGTCAGTGAGGTCCTTCAGGAGTGCCTCGTCCACACGCAGACCGTCCTTCGTCTCCGACCACATGGCAAATCGGGCGCCGGTCAGAGCAGCCAGGCCGTCCTGGTTATTTCGCTCGAATTTCGTGTAAGCAAAGGTGTCCCGCTTGACTGTGCCAGAGTAATCACCCATGAGACCATGGAGGACTCGTTGGAGCTGGCTCTTGCCCGAGTCGGTGGGCCCCTGGAGGGTGATGAACCACTTCTTCGCCACACCCACGAGAGTAGATCCTACGAGGCGTTGCATGAGGTCTAGATTCTCTGCCCCGATGGTCTCAGTCAAGAATTTCAGCCACCATGATGGCTTAGCTCCCCCTTCTGACCACGGTATCGTGGTTCGCTTGGTAATGAGATCCTCTGGCTCGGCCTTTCGTGCCTCACCAGTGCGGAGGTCGAGCACCATTCCGCCGCCCACACCCAGCAGGTAGCCGTCGGCGTCGAGCTCTGGTGCGAGCACCACGACACCAGGGAGAGCTTTGGCTTGGGTGAGGCAGTTATTACCCGCACTGGCTGATAGGCTCGCAGAGGCCCATTTGAGCGTGGCCAGGCGGGAGCGACCATCGGTGATATCCACACCAGATCTCATGAGATCCTTGGCGAGTTCAATGGCTTTGCCGCGGACGGCGTTACGGTCATCGCGGACCCACACCCCAGTATCTGGGTCCCAGACAATCCAGGTCATCCACTCCGCCACCCAGCGGATTTCGCGGCCCCATTTCTCCACTAGGCGTACGGCATTACCCGTGTCCGTGAGGCTGGCGAGTTCCTCGATATCCGCGGCGGGCTCTTGGAGGTTAACCTCACCAGTAGTCGTTTCGGTCCGACGCCAGCCCTCGCGGCTTAGGCTACGGAGAGCGGCTTCTATCTCCCTCCTCACCTGCCCGGCGATGTCCCTCCTTCCGCCGAATTTCTCGTGGAATGCGACGGAGTCGGCGACGAGCATGGCGGCAGCCTGGTCAGCGGAGAGTCCGGCTTTGAGCAATTCCTTCGCCGTCGCGTGGACATGCTCCGATCGATCACCCGTGCGGCCCTCATCATCGCGGAGCATGGCACGAGCGGTAGCGGTGAGACGGCTCCTCGCGGCCTCCAGCATGTCCCTGGTGCTCTGCCCAGCCTCGCCTGAGGTAACGGGCAGTAGGACGGCTGGGTCGAACGCTTCGAGCTCCTCAGGCTCTGGGAGAGCTAGCCACTCAGAGCGTTCGGAGGGATCGACCGCCTCATCCCTCTTCCACCGGAGAAACCTCCCAGGAGCTCCCTGTGGTCCATACTTACGGACCCGAGTAGGCTTGTAGTTCCTGCGGCCCGGGACACGGATTGGATGGGGCATGTCCCAGCATCCTCGATCCGCTCCTAGTCCTCGAGTGAGACGGCGGCTCAGCCGCTCCCATTCCTCCAGAGCCAGCGGCTCCTGTAGGACATGGAGACCCTGCCAAGAGCCCGGGCTGGTTTCCCACACCAGCTGAGGGATCAGGGCGGGTGAGAATCCGCGGGGATCCACTGCGTCATAGTCCGCGTGGACGATCCGACTCGGGGTTGTGTTGGCTTTGGTGCGGTGCCCCCGTCGCGCGTAGATAACGGGGCTGAAGTAGATATCCTTGTCCCCTCGGGTGTGGAGGAAAGAGGAGATTTCGGCGATCGTATCCTCAGTGAGTTCCCGTCCTTGCCTGGCGAACCATCGGTCCCGCCAGGCTACCTTGGTGCCGTCGGTACCTCGATCCATCCATCCCATCCAGACCCATCCGTCGGAGGGCGGTTGCTGGCCCCACACCCACGTGATGACCCGGATTTGGAGCTCGACAGATAGCTCTTTCCCATCCACCTGGTTCACGCCGCAGACTCGCCGAGCTGGACATAGACCTCGTCCCCGAGGACGCGGATGTGGCTTTTTATCCCGCGTCGATGTGCCCACGCGCGAGCAGCCGATCGGACGGAATAGGGCCGGCAAGAGAAGTCTCGGCCCTTGACCAATTTCCTGACTTGGCCATCAGCCATATCCTCCCAGTTGTAGACGGACCGCCCATCGGTGGCCGGCATCTCATCGATGATCTCTGGCATCGTCTCCCTTTCACGCGCGGTGACGTCGCATAATGATGATAACATGTGCAGACAAAGTTGAGACACCGTTGAGATTCTCTGTGTTCGGGTGACATGATAGACTTGTCGCACAATCATCCAGGAGGGCTAATGACCATGGTGGGCAACAAGCGGGGGACGAATGTGCGCCCGCATATCATTGCCTATTTTGCCTCACACCAGAACCGGTCCATTCATCTCTCAGAGCTGGCGAACAAACTCGAGGACGATCCAAGCCGTATCCGGGTGTCGATCGCCACCCTGATTCGCCACGACCGTCAGACGTCGGCGGGTATCCTCGACACGCGCGTGCCGGGTGAATCGTGGATAATGCTCACGTGCCATCAGGGTGACCCAGAGTGTGACTGCGCGATCCCGATCCTCGGCGAGGTCAAAGAGCATCCATATCCGCGGGTGACGCCCACCAAGGAGAGCAAGGGCCCCGGCAACCTCACTGACCTGTTGACTTGGATGGGGGACAAGCCACGCGGCGCGTTCGACAATCCCGAGCGTCTGTTCCAGCAAATTGGCAAAGCCAGGGGCAACGCCATCATCCTCAAGTGCGAGGATGGAACGATCTGGCGAGCGGAGCAGGTGTGAGCCACACCATAAGGCTGACTGACGAGGAAGCCGACGCTCTCGCCGTATCGATTGCCGCCCGTGTAGCCACCTCTCCTCGCCGTCTGATCGACCCCACTGGCTACGAGGAGCGCACTCGGCTTCTCGAGGGTGTGGTGAAGAAAATTAGCGAATCCGAATGGAGCCCCGATGACCTTTGAGATTCCTCGGCCGCCGATCCTGGCCGGGATTCCTACCCTCGAGAACCTGGTGTCCGAGCAGGGCTGGCTCTCGATGATGAAGCAGGCACCGAGGCTACCGAAGAATCTCCGACATGAGGGTCAGACACCGTGGACGTTGTGGGCGTGTGTCGCCCGCCGTACCCCCACACCGCCTCAGAAGGTGATGTGGACATGGGCGAAGTCAGCTCATCCCACATACGCCCAGGCGTTCAATGCGTGGGTGGCCTCGCGGAAGGCGAACCAGGTCAGAATTGACGCCGGGGCGGTTGGCCCCATCATCGTGGATTGGTCGATCGTGTGCGGTCCCCGACTCTGGGACCAGCCCATTGACCGGACTTTGCCCGTCGGCACCTCGTGGTGCCCGCGATGCCGTCGCCCAGTGGTGTGGCGATTCATTGGTCGGCATCACGCCATCCAAGGCCTGTCTGAGTTGTCGCCCCTGCACCGCTGCCCATGGTGCGGTATCCGCGAGGACTCGGCATGGCCACACCAAGCCAGTCAGGTCCGGGCTCGAGTGGAGAAGAAAGCCGCATGAGCAAAGCCAGAGTGGTGCTCTTCAAGGCAAGCGGCAAATACTATACCGAGGAGGAGTGGGAGATACCCGCGAATGCTATCACTCCACATGATATGCTCGCCAGCCCGGACTTTCGTCGTCTTGAGGGGGGCAAGGTTCTGGTGGAAGCCCAAGAGCCTTGGGGCTACCCACACCTACTCTAGCCTGAGGAGGCCGAAAGCGATGGATCTACCAGAAGCCGTCCGGATCGTGGAGGACGCCATCGACAAGAATGAGATCTCGGACAAGGATGCTGACCTGTTGACCCGGGCTATAGTTGAGCGATGGGGTCGGCGATGCGGTAAAGCCATTGCCGCTGCAATGGCCCAGATGATGGGTAACACCAGCATGGCTGCGAAGATCCTCAGTGACATCCCAAAGCAAGACGAGGTGTAGCGGCCAAGGCTGCACCCCCGCGCGACACGTAGGAAAAGATCTTGCTCGATGTGTTGACAGTACCCCCTACGGGCCGGTATAGTCTTCACGACGCACCACCCACTGACCCCCACGAAAGGGAGCCCGACATGACCGAGCCCACCGACGCGCTGCTCGACGAGGTCGAGGAGATCGCCGTCGACGAGTCCGCCGAGACCGAGGCGGCTCCGAAGGCGAAGAAGGAGAAGGCGCCGGCCAAGCCGAAGATCGAGTTCGGTGCGCCGTGGCTCGCCGAGCACGTCAAGGAGGTCACCAGCCAGGAGCTCGACGCCAAGGGTGTGCGGATGCTGCTGCGCAAGCTGAACTCCGAGGGCAAGCTCGGCGACCGTGAGCACGGCGCGCGGTATGACTTCACCGGCCCCGAGGACCCGCGTGTGATCGCCGTGGTCGACTCGGTCAAGGAGAAGGCCGCGAAGGCGTCCGAGCCGAAGGCACCTCGGGCGAAGAAGGCCCAGGGTGCGACGGCGTCTGCTGATGAGCCTGTGGTCGAGGACGAGGACGCCGTGGTCGAGGATCTCGACGATCTCGACGCCTGATCGCGTTTCGCTCCGCCCGGCCACCAGCCCCGCCACATGTGTGGCGGGGCTGGTCCATGGATAGGCTCCTTGTTTTTCACTCTGGACCTTGGTACAATGGGGGTGATGGACAACCGAGTTTACTCTAGAGATCACCTTGCAGAATCGGCTTGAGAGAGATAGGGTTGCCTTAACACTGCATCACACCTAGGGACTCGAAATGTTCACTCGCGCACAGCTCGACACCTTCACCGATCAGCAACTTGCCCTGATAGGTGACGCCCTTGAGCGGCATCACGAGGACGTTGCCGAGGAGCCTGACCAGTACGAGTGGTATACTCCAGCCGAGGTCGTTACAGCCGCTAACGAGATCAACTTCGAGCAGCGCCGTCGCGCTGCTCTCGATGGGGAGTCCTCATGATCGCTATCGGTGCCACCTTTGATCAAGTTTACTGGGCAGCCGTGGCAGTCGTTGCCATCTGTAAGACACAAGGGGTCGACCCGATCGAGCTGGCCCAGGCTCCCCTGGACGACGGCTACACCACCAACGAGATCAAGGTGTGGACTGGTGAGGCCCGGGACAACATGCTGGCCTGCCAGGCTACCACACCACGCGCGCTCGAGCAGATCGATTACACCCTAACCCTTGCCGATGCCGAGACCGTGCTGTGCTTCGTGACCTTGGTCGCCTCGGGTCGATAAAAGATCTTGGCACTACGCCTTGACGACGCCTCGGGCATGGGATAGGTTTATCTCAACGACACTGAGGAGCTCGAAATGGCTAGCAAACTGGTTGCCCGCATGAAGATCCGCCAGCAGGCTCAGCCTTACATTAACGAGATCAACAACTCCCAGATTAACATCGCCAGCTGGCAGACATTGCCTCTGCCCGACGATGTTCGGGAGCCGATCGTCCGCGCCGTCGCGGAGCTCGAGGCTGCCAAAGCTTCGCTTGCTGAGGCGCTCGAGGCGGCGAATCGTTGGGAGATCGGCTGAAAAGATCTTGAGGTCCTTCCTTGACCGACGCCGACACATGAGATAGGTTCATCTCAACGCACCAACGACCAGGGAGCCGAAAATGACCACCGACGCCAAGGCCACCGCAAGCGAAGTCGCCGCGATGTTGGGCACGACCCCGAAGATCTTCCGTCGTTTCCTCCGCGACGAGACCTCAACCTTCCGCCCAGTTGGCCAGGGTAAGCGGTACGAATTCGGCCCGCGTGACATCGCCGCGGCGAAGCGCCTGTTCCCGATCTGGCAGGCCGCCCACACCCGCAAGCCGAAGGGCGAGGCCGCAGTGCCCGCGCAGGACGGCCAGGCCCGCGCCGAGGCGCTCGACACCGCACTCAAGGCCGCTGGGCTTCACGTGAGCCAGCACGCCGCCTGACGATCGACCGCCGCCCCGGGCTCATCCCCCGGGGCGGTTCGGCGGAAAAAATCTTGGCGACGTGCCTTGCCATCATCTCGGTAAAGGGATAGTGTTACTTCAACGCCACCAACCAGGGGGCTGAGCCCGAGGAGGGCCACATGACTCACCACATCTTCGTTAACAAGACCTCCGCCGAATTGATCGAGGCGTACAACTCGAATCACAACTCCTGGACGGTGCCCGCGCCGCAACTCGCCAAGGAAGGCGACGGGGTGCTCATGACCAGCAAGGATGGTGTTAACTTCCTGTGCTGGGTTGCCGGGGTGCACGAGATCATCGCGCCAGGTCAGGCGCAGGAGATGACGATCCGCATCAGCGGTTGATCTTCACTCACCAGGCCCCAGCCCTCGGGCTGGGGTCGGCTGGTGGAGGGGAGGCTCATGCACGACGCGCGCACGTACGCGAGACAGCGTCGTAAGGGCCTCCAGAATCGACGCTGACGATCCGACATACGTCTTGAGGGTCATCTATCGAACGAGCGATACGGGCTCGTTAGCGTCTCGCTGGGACGCTCGAAATTCGTCCTTGACACCCTCATGGCGCCCAGATACAGTCATCCCATGACAACGACAACCGATCCCTGGGAGCCCCTGATGACCGAATATGGCTTTACCCCCGAGGAGCTTCGGGATGATCATTCGGCTCCCTTCCGTCACGACTGTGGTCACATGGTCGTTACGTGGCCCGAGACTGGGGTGCTCGAAGACGCCAACGATGATGGCCCGATGGGCACCGAGCACGAGTGCAGCCGCACTGACGACATCCCGGACTCTGTGGCTCCAACCCTCGCCGAGCTGCTCGCCAAGGTCAACGCTCTGATCCCGACCGAGCCTGACCACACCTCCGAGCCCGGCGAGGCCCCTGGCTGGCCCAGCCCGGCCCGTGACCGCGTTCGGCAGCTCGAGCAGGACGTCGACCGCGAGATCGTCGAGCGAGGCACGATCGCCGCTCCGCGCCGAGCGAACTCAAGCCACGCCAACTGCTCTCACCCTGCGACCAAGGCCGCGCGAGCCAAGTGCCGTCGCGATCGTAGCCGCTGATCTTCACCAGGCCCTGCCCTTCGGGGCAGGGTCGAGGAGTGGCTAAAAGATCTTGACCTCGATCCTTGAGATCACCTGAGGTGTGGGATATCGTTGTCTCAACGACGAACACAACGAAGGAGCTCAAAATGACCACCACCGCCCCCAGCCACCGCATCTGCCTTGACTGCGACGCCAGGCTCACCCGAAAGAACCACCACGCGGTGGGCCTGTCCCTCTGCGATTCCTGCGCCGAGCGGGCGGGCCACGAGAACGCCCACGAAGATGGTCACCACGCCGGGACCTTTGTTGAGGGCTGCCCGATGTGCGACGATGCCGAGGCCCCGGTCGAGATCATCCTGCCCTCCACCGATGGCAGCCGTGACCACATCGTGTCCGAGCCGACCGGGCGTAAGAACATCGACCACTCCGCGTGCCCGCACCCCGCGACCAAGGCGGCCAGGGCAAAGTGCCGCAAGGCTATCGCTCAGACCATGGCTGAGATCAAGGGCCTGAGCAACATTCACGACCACGAGTGATCGACTCCCGCCACGTGCCCGGCTTCGGCCGGGCTTCGTGGTGGATAAAAGATCTTGGCCGAATGCCTTGAGACGAGGTGTGGCATGGGGTATATTTATCTCACACCACAACGACAAGCCAAGGAGCCCGAAATGACCACCACCACAAAGGCCGTGACCATCCTCCTCTTCGGCCTCAACTTCCAGGGCAGCCAGGAGCTCGAGATCATCGTCGACCTTGACGACCTGCATGACGTGCTCACCGCGAAGGGCTTCGGCTACAGCTCGACCGAGGAGGACGACCACTGCGACATCGAGTCGTACTACGCGGCGAACGGCCAGAACGTCGATCTGTACGTGTGGCACATCGTGCCCAAGGGCTTCTCGCCAATCAATGCGCAGCCCCTCGAGATCCTCGCGTAACCTCCCTACTCTCCCGCCCCGGCCACACCGGCCGGGGCTGCTTGGTGGTGTGAGGCGCTCAGCGCGAGCGTGCGCGACGTTCCCGGCCCAGGATAGCCAGCATACCTACCCCGCAGCGCGACGCCACACAGGGCGTCTCCGGCTGTCAGGCAATTCGGCTAAAAGATCTTGCCATAACCCTTGAGACACCCTCAGGCGTGAGATACGATGGTACCATCGAAACAACAACAACCGAGGAGCCCACCATGACCACCGCCACGATCGCCGCCCACGACATGTCCGACGAGGCGCTGACCCTCGCCCTCCACACCGCCGAGGAGATCGTCGCAGGCCGCATGCCCGCTGGTTCGTTCGACGTCAGCGACGTCATCACCAGCCACCGCGCCCTTGCCGCCGAGGCCGCCCGTCGTCGTCGCCAGCCGATCGTGAAGGAGATCACCGTGACCGAGCCCCAGGACCGCGCCACCAGCCACATCACCTGCACCCACCCTCGCACCAAGGTCGCGCGTGCCGCCTGCCGTCGGGCTCGTGCCCGTGCCGCGGAGCCCCAGGCGCCCGCGTACTCGCTGATCAAGACCGAGGCGCAGCTCGCCGAGGCCCGCTCGAAGATCGCCGCGAAGGGCTGCCAGGGCGAGGTCAAGTCGGGGGCTCGTAAGGGTCAGCGTTGCGGGCGTCCAACCGCCCAGGGCCAGATCGTTTGCTCCGGCCACGCCCGAAGCTTCAAGATCTAACCACCTCACCGCGACGGCCCGGCCACACCAGCCGGGCCGTTGCCATCCCTAGGGAGCCTGACATGAAAGCCGTACCGACCGAGCTGGAAAGCCTCGAGTCGAGCCGCCAGCTCGTCCGATTCGCCCTCGCGCTGGGTGTGGCCGCGTCGTTGGCGGCGAACGTGCTCCATGCCGACACCAACGTGATCTCTCGCATCATCGCCGCGTGGCCGCCTACCGCACTGATCGTCACGGTTGAGATCATCACGCGCATTCCCGGGCGAAGCGGGGTGATGAGCGGAATCCGCATCGCCGCAACGTCGATCGTAGCAGCCATCGCCGCCTGGGTGTCATACTGGCACATGGCTGGTGTGGCTCGTCGGTACGGCGAGACCTACATCAGCGCGCACATGATCCCGTTCTCGGTCGATGGGTTGATCGTCGTGGCGTCGATCTCTTTGGTCGAGGTGAACCGACGACTCGCTGTGTTGCTCACGGCTGAGAGCGTCGTAGAGGCGCCTCAGATTGACACTGACGCACCGAATAACGTCCCGCAGATGATTGCTCAGGTGACGCCTCGAGAGCCCTCACAGCGCGTCTCACACCGTGTGGGCAACCACCAGCACTGCGATCATGACAACACCCGTGCAGCTCGGGCTGCGTGCCGTCGCACTCGGGCCGAGGCACTTACGCCCGCCTGACCTTGACCCTCTTGCCCGACCCAGATACAGTCGAACTACGACACCGAGCCAAAGGAGCAAATCATGAACGCCAGGGCTGGGCACTACGGAGGCGAACGCGACAACCGCGGGGGCTACCGCGACCGCTGGGAGCGTGACAGCAGCCGCCGCCACGGGCGGCAGGTCGTGCGTCGCGAGCTTCGCGACATCCACCGCCGGGTTCGCCTGCAAGGCATCCAAGCCGCTGGAGATCGATGATGTACTCGTTCGAGTACCGCGACCGATGGGTCCGATCCTGCTGTCGGGAGAGATGCAACTGGACGAGTGATTACGTTCGGCTCCAGATGGTGGCCAGGTGGCGTTGGCGGAAACATTTCAAGATCGTTCACAAAACTCCTTGAGATGACCTCGGGCTCGAGATAGGTTTATCTCAACACCTCAACGACAGGGAGCCCGAAATGACCACTCACGCGAACTGCACCCACCCGGCCACCAAGGCCGCTCGCGCCACCTGCCGCAGGATCAACGCCGACCACGCCGCTGCCAAGGCCGCTCTCGAGGCCCTCCCCTACCGCCTCGAATCGATCAACGCCCGGGACGTCACCGAAGGCATGGAGCTCGTCGTCCCCAC